GCAAGTTCTCTCCACCTATAGGGGCAATGCCCCCTCCATTTAACCGGCGCCGAAGCTACCGGAGAGTGTAGATTGATATACGCTTATATCCGGTGACGCCCCTTACAACTGTCGGGTTTGAGGGAACGGCCTCATAGAGCAACTTGAGGAAACGTTCACGGTCAGCCCGACCACGTTGGGAGTTGAAAACACCAGTAAAGGGTAGGTAACCCTCTTCCCAGTTTGCGTCACTGCCCCGACTCACATAGATTGAGTAAGCGGGGAACGTTCTCATGCCAGGGCCCGGTTTTCGGAGCTCCTGATTCTTGCACTTGAACGTGTCAAAAACGTAACCCGACCACTGATCTTCGCGCCGGTGAGGGCGAAGAATCGCGTCCAAGATTCGATAGTCTCGGACGTGTAGGTGGCCATCTCCATATTCAGCTGGGCCCCAAAGCCGCAAAGCCTCGGGGATACAGCTGGCAATCATCCGCGCCCGTTCGTCGTCAAACGTGCGGACGTAATGATTGTGGAGACTAAAAAGGGTCTGGCCAGATGCCAGCTCACGCTGGTAATAAGGCCGAATATCAATACCTCCAAAGAAATCCTTTCCGCACGACTCCCTGAAACCACCCTCCCAGAAGGACTTCTCGGAATTAACCTTGAAGCCGCAGTACTGGAGAATGTAGAACAGGTTGTCAACCGCTGCTGTGGGACAGATAATATCGTCACCATAGACAGTAACGGGGCGTGGGTCAGCATTAGAATAAACACATGCTGCGTAGGTGAGGCCATAGAAAATCAAGGTCTCAAGTTCGAAGGTGAATGCGTCCCCCATGCTGCCGAACTTTTGCAAGTCCGGAAACAGCACGATGGTGTCATTCTCTTTCTTACCCTTACGCTCAACATAAGTGACAGTCGATGATCTGACTTCACTCATTGCTGATACCCAGTCGTACGGAAGCAGCTCCCAGACTATTGCTGTTGAAAGTGTGTCTGAGGCTGAGGACAGATCTACAGTTGCAAGCTGGCCGGTAAGGCTAGCAATGCGAGCAGCCTGCTGATTGGCAGTCTGATCTTGTAGGTCGATCCCGACGGTGCTAAGTGCTTCCCTCAAAAGAAGGCCATATCCACGCTGGAATAGGCTATTCAAATGGGGCGGTACAACAATACTTCTATTCGTCTTAGCACTCTTTGGAACAAACGACAACTTCCCCGCAACAGCAAAGACCTCACATGTGCTATCGAGCACGAGATCAGCCGTCTCCAACTCGCTATAGAGCGATGAGCTCACATGGCGATGATTCTGGAGTAAAGCGGGGACCAGCTCCATGTATTTCTCAACACACGGAAGGAGGTCATTGCTACACTCTAGCCTAGCCCCGAGCTTAACACTCGGGTTGGCATGTTGTGCTTTTACGCTTGAAGTTGCACCAGGGCCGAACCTGATCTGGGTCTGCTTGTAAGCGTCCCAGACGTCGTCGCATCCGTGCTTTGCCAACACCTTGTCGAGCATCCCAGCAATTTTACGCGCAGCAATATGCAACATACTGCTGGCGCGTCCGGACATTTGGAGTTTTCCGGACGTGAGATGGTCAAACTTAGTGTTGGTTTTAGCACAAGCGAGTTCGGCTTCTACGAATTTCTCAAACGCCACCTGCTTCTTGTCGATACCCAGATCCAGAGGTTCACACTTCTGGAAGAAGGCTAGACATTGGCGAGCAGACGCATAATGCAGGGCATCATGGCCTGCGGTGTAGTTGAGTTCGTAGTCGCACAGAGAACGATAATCCCTAGCAAGGACAAGCTTAGCAAGCTCGTCCGCCATGGGACCCGCCTCAATCGCGTGCGAAAGTGCAAGCACCTCGAACAGGTCCAAAGATTGCTCATATGACACCGGCTTCAGCCAATCACCATGGCTCAACGAATTCGCAATCGAGCAAGGCTCGACGACGGATCCGCGGAGATTCTGGATAATTTCGGCTGCTGCACTTAGCGGCGTGTCAGGGTACTCATGGATCAGAGACATCTTAACCTCCTATAGAAAGGATCACAAAATGTGACACGCTAAGTAGAAACAACGGACTGAACACGAACCCCGCTAGGGGGTCAGTACGGCATGCCCAATTTCCAGAGAATATCCTGGACCTGCGCATTGTCGAGCAAGTTCTTGGCCATGACGGTCAGGTTCTTGCGTTCAGCTTCCGAGCCGACATCAGGAGCATGGACCTCAACGACAATCTTCCCGAGACGCAGAATCTTGTCCTGCTGATCGAGTTGACTGCCGCTGTACGGGTGCTCAAGCACGAAGCGGTCTTTGAGGACAGTGGGCCCCAGCGCCGTCTTCACCGTCGTCCGAGTGTGGGTAAGCTGCTGCTGAAAGGCGTAAGCGGAGACGTTGCCCGTGTTCAACGAGTTAGTCTCCGTCCGCCAGACAGCCTTGCCGTCCCTTTCGGTTTTCGGGTTGAAGGTATGCGCAACCGGGGTCGCCTGGCCGTCATTGACGCTAAAAGAAGCCATTTGGCTCATGTGTTTTCTCCAAAGTTATAACGATGGTCGAGAAGGCCATCGAGAACAACTGATTGAAAGGAACTTCTAACGACGAAAAGCTGCACGCAGTAAGGAAATGGCGTCCAACGCTCTGACAGTATCTTTAGTCAGAGCGGAAAGAACTGGACGGGGTTGTGGTATAGTCACACTCGGCAAGGTACTTGATACGGTACGGGTCATCGAGATAGATCGTGCAGAATGAATCCGCAAGGACTCCCCGTTTAAAAGGGAGTACGGTGCGGTATCTGGCATGTCATCTGATACCCGGGTCCGTTCGACCGTCAAGTTAGTGACAACAGCAGTACCACTGAAGGACTGAGCGAAAGCACGAGCCTCGAGATATTTGCCGATCGGTATAAACCAATCAACAACAAACGAGTACGGCATCAACTCCCAGGCGACTAACTCTGGATCCTTCAAACCCAATGAGGCAATGACATCCGGAGGCCGATCCCAGTAAAGGGTGACGTTCCGGTGGAGCTCCTTTGTCGTAACGGAACTGAGAAGTCCCGTAGCACGATTAGAGAGAGACTCCTTCTTCACGCGTCGAGCCCTCACCTTCACAGGTGGAGGAAACTCAACAAGTGAAGCCATTGCCTGTCCAGCTGTGTACACGTCACCAATCAGCGGTCTCCAACCATAACGCATCTGAAGCCAGTGTGATGCAGCCTCGCGGCTGCGCACCCTGACGAGATGCTTTGGAAGACCACCGATGTCGCGGTTCGAAGCTTTTGCGTTAAACGTCTTCAAAGACGTCCAAGCAGCAGCTAAGTTACCACGACGGACGTGTCGGTACGATGAGGCGAGAACTGCAGCAGTACTGCCGATCATACCGAGTGATTCACGCAACTCACCTAAGAAGACGGCGCCGTTCCAGTCATGCCCATAACTACGTTGGGCTAATTTGGAATACAAATTGGCATCGTCGTCAAGGTCCCAGGTTAGAACCGGGGAGCGAGTTGACGCAAAACCACAGCTTCCTACTGTACCTGTATAGATTATGTCCGGGCGCGCCTTGAGACACCAATTGAGAACCGGTGTTGTAAAGGCGTACTGAGACATGGAGTAGGGCTGAGGGGCGGTCCTTTTGGGATCGTTACCTCCAGACCATGTCTTGGAAGTTAGTGCTAGGACGGCCTCACCACACGAAGTGGTGATACGCCGTTCTGAAAAGCGACTTCCGAAAGACATTTTTTACTCTCCTATACAAGTAGGGAACGCACCAACGCAGGTCCTTGCTATCCATGCAAGGGGTAAGTCCTACGAGAGTGGGCCGGGAGTCATCCCGGAGAGGCGCGCAAGCGCC